TTTGGCGTCCTTCGGTGGGTTCTCTTGCTACATAGCACATGGTGTGTCAATAGTGTTTCCCACATGTTTGGAATGAGACCGTACAAGGAAATACCACCTTCCGAAAATCTATTCACATCTGTTATCGCCATGGGAGAAGGATGGCACAACTTTCATCATACATATCCATATGACTATCGAGCAAGTGAAGTTGGACGTTGGAATCCAACAACAGCATGGATCGACGCACTAGCGGGTCTTGGACTGGTATGGAATCGAAAGACAGCGGCTAGACAGACCGAATGAATTCCCATTGTAGATAATCACAAATCTTCTTCCAAATTTGGTCATGTGCGATGAGCCTATCTCTTGACTTCAGTAAAGGGAAGAATATCTTGTACTCATCCAATTCCAAGAGCTCAAAGAACTTGTACAATATGTATGAGTAACTCAAGAAGTTTGTACGGTCGTTTGGGCAGTACAATAGAAAAGGTGCTTGAATATCTTGAAACATTGCCCTGATTTTCTCTTCAATCTCAGGCGTAATTGTAGGAGGTGGATTCCCGTTCAGACGAGATAGGATATGCGCACGATGTTCGTAGTACTTGGATCGGTTCAATTTTTTCAATATCTGTCGAATGTCTTCCTCAGTCAAATCAGCTATGTTGCTAATCCGTCTCTTGCGGATTTCCAAGATAACTTCATTCATAACATCGTCTGGAATGATAGTGCTTTCCTTGGCTTGAAACTGACTCAATATTTCATTCAAATGATTAATCTTCTTGTACGCATAGTTATTTCGTTCCTTAGGAGGATCTCTGAAACTAGGAAAATCAGACACAACCAATGCGTACTCTTCCGAACCACATCGTGGACACACTAATATCCCTTCCGAAGATATCTCTTCTCGTGCCACGTTGCACTGTTGGCAATGCTCCGTCATCAATTGAACAACCTCTGAGCCGTTGGATAAACGCATCCGTTGCACGTACTCGTCGAACATCTGTTTACGGCTCATTCCAGTATCTACTGGAATATCTGTTGTAAAGTACTTGAGAAAGGTATGGGCATCCTTTGGATGAAGGGTAGGTGCTGCTACAGAGGAGTCTTGTTTCTTATAATATTCATCCAATAAGTCCATGTTTTTTAGATAGTACTCCTCTACGGGATGAATATGCTCCAACTCAGTCTGAATCTCACGCATACGGTACTCTAGCTGATTCGCCTTGACAATGTTTACAATGTCATTTGTTGAACATAGGTGTGATATTTCTGTTCGTAACTCATTCAGCTCATCCCGTAGACTCTCTTGTTTGGTCTTGGTCTCTTTCAGTGTCTGAATGATCCCTTGATGTAAAGAATCCAATGTACCTGTTGTTGTCAGGGAGGATTGTGGATCTCGTGTCTTTCGAATCTTGAACACGTCCATTTATGAATTCCTTCACCTGGTTCATGAAGACTTGATTTTGTAAGATACAAGGCCGTTGACGACGAACACAATGGATAAGTTGTTCTATGTCCATCCCTAAGTTTTTTACAGTGTATGCAAGTGCTAAAAACCCAGAACGATTCATACCTGCCTGGCAATGAACGTAGACAACGCCAGTTCCTTGTCGTAAGAACTTGTGTGTCGTACTTTCGAATAAAGAATACCAATCCAATATATTCACATGTTGCGAGTCAATTGCACGAAGACATATGTACTTGTCTGGATAGTGTTCTCTCCACCAAGAAGGACAATGTTCTTCCGATGCACAGTTCACTACATGTGTAATACCATATTTTTCAACGAATGTACTATTGAGAAACAGACCTGGACCTACTAAGATTCGCGGATGAAAAAACGCAGGAGAATCATATAGATATTTAGGTAAAAGATAGGGGATCATCATCTGCTTTATTATATACTCTCTTTTGTAAGCATGTGTTACAGCGCCGAAGTCTCGTTTGGAACATGGGCATTCGGTATGCTCTGTACTGCAGTCCTGTATGCACAAGGGAAGTTTTTTTTGTTTCCATTTATGGTGACACAAATGCAGCTTGTAGAGGGTCTTCGTTGGATAGAGGCGCTTGATGAACGAGTCCTCTCTATTCTAGGCAAGTTAGTTCTCTATGCACAGCCTGTTGCAGCTTTTTACGATGCCAAGCAAACAAGTTTCATTGTGCCCTATATCGTCATACAAGGATTGACAGAACTTCTGTACGGATCTCGTGATTTACGATTCGTTGTGGCAGACGACGGACACTTCGAATGGAAATGGAGTTTTGATGCCGTATCGGTACAAGCACTTCCCTATTGGATAGGTCTTTTCGCAGGCGCATCGTTCTTGTTACCGCGTTGGCTCTCTATTTTCACAATGAGCATGTTTGCATACTTCTACATCCATCATAATCAGTATAGCACATATGGATCCCTTTGGTGCGTATGGGTCAATTTGTTGTGGGTGTACTACATCTTGCGATAGAATGAAGTGTTCTCATCGTATCTGCAAATGAATAGAGTGTATGCGGGTGCTTCATAGCACTGCGAATAACAACCAATTCCATATCCGTTGCATATAGAAATCCCTCCGTTGGATGTGGTGAGTATGCTAGTAACCAATCCCATAAACCACACGAAAGAACTGCTTGTTTTCCATCGTCTAGCATTGTATTTGTTCACATCGAAGAAGGAGAATCCATTTTATTCTATAACAAAATGGATTCAATCGTATACAATATCGACACATTCATCATGACAACTATTCAGCATCGGCTTGATGCCGCCCAAAGAATCCTCATAAGCCTACACAAGTTTCCCAGTTCAGACAAGGCGTTTCGACAAAACCAGATATCTCTAGCGACACGCGTATTCAAGAGATTGTTAACCAAGAAAACTCGACAGGAAGCCGTTGAGAAGATGAGTAATCACCAATGCAGCAACGCCGAGGACTCCGGCACCTGTAAGACTAACAACTCCCGAGCCTGTATAAGCATTCGGGACATACTGAAGAAGAAGATTGCGAGGTGTGGATAGGGAAATGATGATAGCGGCTAACAAGAATGAAATATAGAGACTGGCAGAAGACGCCATCCATCGGATAGCAGGAAGCGTAGGTTTGAAAGAGGGTGCCATCACAGACTGTGGCTGAGGACCCATACTTGGCATAGGAACCATAGGACCTTGTGACTGTGGACCTTGGGGATTAAGGAGGGCGTCTAGAGATGTTGCGTCGTCCATTGTTTATTCCTAAGAGGTGTTTTCACAATTTGAATCTTCCACGCGATACCGAAAGCATTTTCCGTCTACCTTGACAATTTTTTCAGTTGCGTCGCTGAGAGACACTCCCAATGTTCGTATCGTCGAGAAGTCTCGGTGAAACAATATCACTGCGATACCCATTCCAATAATAAAAGAAAAAAACGGCGAACCTCGTTCAATTGCCTCTACCAAGCGAATCATTGTTTCTTAGCTGCGAGTAGATTGAGAGAATCTGCATCGTGAACACATGGTACTTCAATGGCTTCAAACTTCACACATCCAGACTCTGTATGGTACACACTTGAATCGTTTGGCTGTGGGATTGTTATCTTTTTTCTCGTAGGTGGGATCACGACTGCTGAGATAAGCAGTCCTACAATGAGTCCTCCGATAAGCCATTTTAGCTCAATCATTTGTATACTCGGCAAGAAAGGCTGTAAACCCAAAATATCCAAGAATAATTATGTACCCAGCTCCAGGAAAGAGAGTTGAAAAAACAGCAGATGCATACGCAACCATACGGAAATAGTCTTTTCCAGTCGCTTCGTACTGTCTCATAAATATGGTATAGACGGCAACAATTCCAAATACCCATACAAATGTTGCTGCGACAACCGTCAATAGCGAAATCGCAACTTCTTGTGATTTCTCCAGTGTCGGGAGTGTAGGGGGTTTGGCAGTACTCCCGGTTTCACCTAGGAGATTCTCTAGACGGAGCTTTTGCCCTGCTGGGGTAATCAATGTCCTACGTTGGCCATTGTCGAATAGATTCACAGTTAAACGGTCACCCTTGAAGACACTCTTACTCAAGTCTTCTCTTTCCTTCTCCTTTAACCGTTCCCCACTTAGCTTCAGTCGTGTTCGTTCAAGACATTCTTGATCGGCCTGACCACCACATGCCTTGATAGATTCTTCGCGAATACGCTTCTCATCTTGACTATTTAATCGCGTTGTAGGAGCAGCCTCAAATGTTGGCTTCAAGTCTGAACTTGCTGTAAGATCGAGAACTCCGTTGGTAATCTTCTTTGCGATACTATTGGTTATATTCGCGAACCCCTTTTCATCGCCGTAATAGGCCGACTCTATGCGCAATCCACTCATTATTATGATGCGAAGACTAGATTACCCAACCCCGATACGATACGGAAAAAGTTGATAGATTCTACATACACTCCCACAGTGTATGTGAAGGTAAAGATAACATTGTCATTCGTCTGTACAACTGTTGTGATTGTTCCAGGAGGATACAATAATTTTCCATTGGACGGATTCGTCAAGAGCAGATCTGCTGCAGGGATAATAGTTGGGTTCTGACTGAAGAGAGTGCTAGACAACACACATACCGTTGTCGAAGTTTCTCCGCTAACAGAGTCTGGAATAGGCTGCTGAAGGGTCAGTCGCAAAATTATCTTGTTGAACATACTTCCATTTGCTGCTCCAGAAGGTTGGTATGAAGAATGATCGAGTGCGAATGAGTACATATACACACCCGGTAGTGCTGGCGTTTCTCCTGTGACATAACGATACATCTGAAGTAACGAAAAGAAAGGCAATGGTTTAACTTGAAACCTCTCTTTTCCGTCAAATAGTAACACACCATCTATCATGGAATCCCGAGGATACACAGATGTGATTTGTTGTTGTCCAGAAGAATAGAGTCCGGTTACAATATCACTTGTA